TTCTCGCGGTCCTCGTCGGCTGCCTGCTGCCAAAGTTCCTCATAGTCCGCTTTCAACTGCGGAAGACGCTCCATTCCGCCCGGAATCTTGCGAGCAATGTGGTACGCCAATCCAGCGACCATACACGGAAGAAAACGGAACGGGATGTCCTGCGTATTTAAACCGTCACCTGCGTCTTCCATGCGGCGTAGACGCCAGTAAACGAAGGTGTAGAAATTGTTCTGATCCGGCGCAGGCCAGACATTGATCTGTGGGATCGATGCCTGACGGTCAATCCATACCTGAATTGGGCGACCCGTCGTGTTCTTGTTCGGGATCGTTGCGTAGGTAGAGACGCTGATTCGGTTGATGTTGATGTCCGACTGGTTCTGGCCGGTGCCCGTGCGAACTACGTGATCCAATAGGTCAATCGTGTCGGACGGTAGATTGTAGGTAATCGTCCCCTGAGTCAGAGCAATTTCGCCCTCCTCAATCGTCCACAGATTGATGCCCCGGTTAGCCCATTCAATGGTCAGCAAGTTTAAACTGCGACGCGCAGTACGCAGGTCATAGCCGGTACGAAGCTCGGCACCAGCGCGCTCAAACGCCTCCTCAACAAGGCTGTTGAGGTCGAGGTCAAAACTGGTTGTACCGGTAGTAGCCATTTACTGTCCTATGGTCTTTACGCCTGCCTTGGGAACCGAGGTTGCCCAGACAGAAACGGAAACGCGAAGGTTTAGCGGGGAGCCACAATCGGAGCAGGTGTCCGCCGCAAGCTCGGCCTCATCTAGGTCGTACCCGCAGTTCGCGCAGACCTTGACCTCTTCGGTCTTACAAACCTTCACACCGTCTACTTTTTGTGCTTCTGTCAGGATGGTCGCCATCACTTTTTCCTCTTGAGCGGAGCAACCCGTTTTGGTTTGCCCGCTGGTTGCCCCAAGCTTTTCTTCTGGGAGATCCGGCTGCGCTTTTCAGCGGCGGTCATCTCTCCAGCCGTTTTAGGAGTTTTCTCAGATACCCGCTTAGTAGGACGACAATAGGGAGTACCGCGCTTTTCGCCTTTTTGGCGACCGCATGCCTTACCTGTGCGAACATCCTTCCAATCCTCCTTGAACCACCGCTTTAGCGCGGCGCCCTTAGCCGTTTTTCTTACCGCCACGAGCTTTCCTGCACTTTGCAATGGCTCCACTCGCGTACGCGGACGGGAACACCTTGTACTGTGCCTTGACCTTACGGTAGCACTCGTCCTTCACGGTCCCGCCCTTCTTCAAGCCTTTTGGCTTTTTGGAGGACAGGATTTTCCCCATGCCGCGACACGCTCTCATGTCAGTACATCTTTGCTTTGCGGAAGCCCTTCTTGGCGATACCGCAGCCACGGACCTTGCCGCCGCTCTTGAGCTTCAGAGTGCCNCCCTTGCGCTTGCCCTTGTCGGCAGCGTCACGAGCGCGATTTTCCTGATACTGCTCAAGTTCCAGCTCGTTAATGCGCTGCTGATAGTCGCTATAGCGGGAAGTGCCTTCCTGCCCTGCGGCTTCCATCTTTGCTAGTTCGTCACGNTACTGCTTGAGTACGTCTGATGTAGTTGGTGCTGGCATGGTATTTCCTTACTTAGCGCGGGTCTTTCCGCGCTTTGCAACACCATCACAGGAAGAGCGGTAGCTGCCGCCCTTCGCCATTTTCTTCATGGCGCAGCCGCCCTTAGCCATCTTCGTAGTGCCGCCCTTCTTGTGCATGCGCTTTTCATGGCCCTTAACGGCAGCAGAAGCAACCTTCTTCATGGTTTCGCCGCCATTCTTGTACTTACCTTTCATGTCATCTCCTTTTGTGAACTCTCGGCCCACGGATTGAGGTACGCCAACCTTCTTGGCAAATTTTGGACTATGAGCCACAGCCCGCATAAATTTTTCCTGTTTTTCGCTCTTGGCAGGCATTTAAATCATCTTGCCACGAGTCTTGCCGCGCTGGGCGCAGCCATCACCGCGTTTAGACGCAGCGCATTTCTTGACCTTGCCGCCTTTCTTCATGCCCTGAGCCTGCATACCGCGACCCATGCCACGGCCCATGCCCGGACCGCCGCCACGGCGACGCATCTTTTGAGCCTGCTCAGCAGGTGCTTCTTTATCGTCTCCGCGACCTTTCATCATCATCGCAGGAAGAAGACCCATCATGCCTTTACCGGCTACATCGGCAAGAGCGCCTTTGCCTGTAGCAAGAGCGCCTAGAGGAGAAACGTCACCAATTTTAAGTCCCATATCAGGCTCCTAAAAATTTAGCTACTGCGACCACACCACCTGCGATTGCAGCGACTTTCAACATGAATATCCAGCCGCCTTCGNTTTGATTTAGCGACTTCTTCATCCCGCTGATGTCTACGGCCACATTCTCGAGCTTTTCCAGAATGCGATCCACGTCTCTGCGTAGATGCTTTAAGTCAGCTCCGTGCGTTGCAAGTTCGCGGTTCACGTCGACAAAATCCTTGTCGTCCATCACTTCACCTTGCCGCCCTTGTTCCACTTGACCTTGTCCGCCCAGTACGCCGCCGAGGACTTCCCCTTGGCGATGTTTTTTCCGTGGCGCGCTTTGAATGATGATCTTTTGGATTTCATTTTTTGCGATTCGCTTTTCTTGGGCTTTCCAGCAGTTCCAGAGAGCGTCCCAACCTTTTTTCCCTGCTGACCAAAGCGAATAACCTTTTCCTTCCCGTCGTAACAGGCTTTCACCACATGCGATTTTTTCGGGTGTGACGGAGTGCGCTTTGGCTTGTTGCATGGCATCGATTTCTTACTGACGGGCTTAGTAGCCATTACGCTACATCCTTCGCCTTCGGCACTACCATCGGATAGAGAACATCTTGGCCGAAATTGCCTTGATACTCCTGTACACCCATGTGCCCCAGACTAATCGTTGGATCAATCCAAACCTCGTACCCTTGTGCGCGAGCACGGTCACAGAATAGGAAGTCTTCACCGATATATCCTTCTTCCGTTAGGTCGAAGTCAAAAATACCGTGGACTACACGACCGGACCGCTTATCGAAGTAGTTCCACTCTGGGTGGGCTTCGACCAAATCTTCAAACACTTTGCGCTGGACCATCATAAATGCGGTCGCAACACGTTGAGCACGTACCAAACCCATGCCATTCATGGTTAGCTCGCCGTTCTCGTCATAGTCGAGGTCAGCAATATAGGTCTTGTTTACGTCTCTTACGCGGGGCACGCCTGCAATGATTCCCTTCTTTGCGTCGGTCGTCCAAGCCAAAAGGCGAAGAACGTCGTTCGCATCGAAGTTGATGTCGGAATCAATGAAAAGCAGGTCCGTGCATTCAGACTCCAAGAAGTCCTTTGCAAGGAGATTGCGGGCACGGGACACCACAGAACATCCGGCAATGCTGCCAATCTGTAGGTCAATGCCGTGCTGGGGTGCTACTTGAGCCAACCGGGCCAACGAGGTCGCCAATTTAATGGTGACCGTAAAGTTGTACGCCGGAATTGCCACAAACAGCTTCTTCCCCGCCAGATCGTATCCTTTTTCGACTTGCATGAAAAAGTTCCTTATCCGCAGAAGAGAGTAGTAGCAGTGAGGTTCGTGGTTACGACAGTCGCCATATCATCTGGCGTCTTTGCAACCTTAATACCTTCAGCAGCCAAATACAGACTGTCCGCAAATGCACCGCTGCCTGCCGGAGTTTTGACGTCCAGAAGTACGCGAGAGTCGCTCTGACGAGTAACCACAAGAGAACCAGCATTGGTGGCTCCAACGTAGTACAGACCCTTGACGCGGGTCATCGGGAGAGTGACCCCGGTGGTTGCTGCATAGCCCACGGTCACATTGCCAGCCGTCGCGGCATTTACAGAAACGCCAGAAACAGAAGCAAAGTAGTTGGTGGAGGTCGTAGCGGTAGCATTCGGGCCAGTCACCGTTTCGGTGATTACAGCACCATTAGAGGCCACACCAGTTACGGTAAAGCCCTTAAGCTGCTCATCACCATCGGAAGTGATCGTGACCTTGTAGCCCACCCCATTTTGACCGGGAATGGTTGCCGCGAGGGTCAGATCGGCTGCCCCCGTTGGCTTCGTAGTGGTGACATAGAAATCCGCGTCCGAGGCCGGGATTGTCACCGCAAAAATGTCATACTGTTGCGAGGCCATCAGATTCCTCCGGCTCTACAGGTTCAGGCGCATCTAACTGCTGGATCAAGTGATCGATCATCGCAATCGCGCCATTTGCCTGCTGGATCATATTCAGGTACTTGTCCCGTTCTTGAACGGCGTCCTGTTTAATTTCCAGCAGGCGGTCCTTCGTCAGTTCCATTAGCTAATAGCTGCGTCGTACAACGGCAGGTAGTACGAGGTGCTACCAATCTTGCACTTCAGCGTAGCTGCTGGGTTTGCAAAAGTTGAGCCAGTAGCCAAGCACTTTGCTGCACCTGCGGTCAAGCCAGCCAGATTGAAGAAGAAGCCGTTGGTATCGAAAGTGCCCGCAGCAGCGCCGTTTACTGACGCATACATCAGGGAGGTTGCGGTACCGGTCTGAGCGCCCGCGCCCAGATTCAGTTCGATTTCAACCGGAGCATACGTACCAGAGGTGGTACCAGCAGATAGGGTCATTTCTGCTACGAACGCAGAACCCAGACCGGAAGTGCTACCAGCGGTGCCATATACAGTGATTGCCTTTAGAGCGTTGGAGTAAGAACCCAAAGCTGCATCAGCATTCAGTTGGAAACGAGTACGACCACCGAGGCCGCCTGCGCCGGTCATAGTGACGTCGGTTACGCTGGCTTCAAAGGTAGAAGAACCGGTGGAAGTATCAGTGATGGTGGACAGGAAGCCGTTATCAGAGGCGACCGGACCCGAAAAAGTTGTGCGTGCCATGAGCTTGACTCCGTGTTGCAGCACTAACCATATCGTCTCTGCAAAGTCCGCTGGGTCGGTCGATATGGCTGGATGTCCCAGAACCTACAACGTTTATACGCCGCTAGGTTTAAACCGTCAAGCATAAAAAAGGGGGCCGAAGCCCCCTTTTCGCTTTATAAGCCGAAGCTTATGCAGCACCCGGAGAACCGTACATTCCCAGCGGGTCAGACCAGCCGAAGCTGTAACGCTCACGAGCCTTGTAACGAACGTTACCGGTGTCGAAGTCACCATCCATAGAGGTGGACATCGGGGTACGCACGAAGTGCTTCAGACCGTTCGGAACGTCAGTGGTCAGGAACCATGCGTCGTCATCAGTCAAGAAGTGGTTTACAGCGTAACCTTCCGGAATCGAGCCGTTAGACTTGATTGCGTTGATGTCGTTGTCGGCAGTAGCCACACGCAGCTCAGTTTCGAGCAGACGAGTTGCAACGAACATCAGGCTTGGCGGAACAATCAACTTACGCGGCTTAGCTGCGATCAGCAGACCACGCTCGTCAGTCCAGCCAGCAATCTGAATTACAGCCGCCTCAAGGGAGGTTTCATTCAGGTCAGCAGCGGTTGACGGTTCGTTGGAGTTGTTACCACCAGATACCAGCGGGTGAAGCGTGGAGAACAGTTCAACGCCATCGCCACCCTTATAGTCGGAGTCGAAGCCGTTGTTCAGTACCGCCGCAGCCTTAACCTGCTTGGTATAAGCCATAGCACGAGCCAGAGCCTTGGTGTAGCGAGAGCTGAGAGAATCGTAGAGGTTATCTTCGATTGCTTCTTCAGTCAGGCTGAAGCCAAGAGCGATGGTTTCGTGGTTGTAGCGAGCAGTCCATGCTTCCTGACCATTGTCGTAGCTGATGGCAGAACCTTCGTTCTTAACCGGAGCTGCGGAGAAGCCAGAGAGCTTGGTTTCCTCTTCAAAAGAACGCTCGGAAGTTTCGGTTTCGAAAATTTCCTTGTGCTCTTCACCATAGCGAGCGTATTCCATGCCGAACAGTGCGTTCAGGCCCGGAAGCAACTCTTTCAGTAATTGTGCGCGTGAAATAGCCATTTAATTACTCCTTATACGCCAGCCGGGTTGTCGTACTGGTGCATACCGGCATTCCACTTAACAATAACTTCGGTGTAGGAACCGGGGTTACCAGTAGTGTGGGTTTCCGGAACCACGTCAACGATACGTACCGGCCACGTAGAAGTGGTGTTGGTAGCATCATCAATGCCGTTCGCAGAATTACCAGTGGTGGTGGAACCAGTGAACTGGGCCAAAACTGCGTTATTACCAACAGCAGTACGGTTTACATAAGCGATAGTCGCGTCAGCAGTCGAGGTTACAACAGCAACCTTGAACAGTGCGTCCGGATCATCTTCAACGTAAGCGCTGATGTCGGTAGCAGACAAACCGCCCGGATAATACTGACGGAAAACCTTACCAAAGGTTGAGTCAGTATAAGAGCAGCCAAGGAAAACACCCACAGGGGTGGCAGAATCAGTACCAGTGTCCTTGTCCAGAGTACCTGAGCTGTTCAGCTTTACAACGTCACCGTAGAAGATGGCAGTTGCAGAGTTGGCAGAGATCGGGATCTGGCGAGTAGCACCGGCAAATACCTGCCCGCCGATCAAATTGACCGGGATCATGCCGTAAGCGGCACTAACGGAAGGATAAGCCATGTCAGACTCCTAAGATTTAATTACCTTGCCCGAACGAGGTCTTCGATTTCCGCTCACGGAAGAGCGGCATACGAGGGTCGTTCTCGCGCATGAAATTGTTGTCTACAGCATCCGATGCGTTTTTGGTCTTTGTCGCGTAATACTCACGGCGCTGATCCATAAACTCAGACGGAATCTTGCAGAGCAACAAGCCTTGGACCTCAACGTTGTCTTTGAAACGACTGTCGGGGTCTACCAGCAGCTTAAATTTGGGTTGTTCTTCGATACGAACGGCTTCCCATCCTTCACGTAACTTCGAGCTGATGTTACGTGCGTCAGCTTGGCCTAGTGTCGAAACACGTACCCACCGATAGTCATAACCGGGTTCCTTGTCAGGTTCCGGCAGGGTTGATGCCGGTGCCCAAGTTTTGGGACGTTCAGTTACTTCTCGGGTTTCAAGTTCGCGTGCAAGTCTAGTTTCTTTCTGCTCAACCATGATCGTCTCCTTATTGCTTAGAAAGCTTTACAAATTCCTGAGCATACTGCTCGGGAGTAATCCCTAACTTCTTCGCAATCGAATATTGCGATTGGTTTAGCTTCACCTTTTTGGCAGATCGACTACGGGATGCCGGAGCAACCACAGTGGCAGGTCTTCTGTCGGAGTTACTGACGGGCTTGCCGCCCCCGTCTTCCGTTTCTTCCCCGAAGTATTCCGGGTACCGGCGTTCCATCGTTTTGTCGATGGCTTGCCAGTATTCATCGGTGCCGATAAAACCAGCACCACGTTCTCTTTCCAGCTTCTGATGGAGACCGAGTGCGGTCGCCGTCATCTCGCTGTCTGTGCCCCACCAAGTATTGCGCTCTTGCCACGCCTTGGTTTTGGCATCTAAAACTGGCCGTTGTGCGGCCTGTTGTGGAACATTTACCTCATTATCGCTCTTTTGTAAAGCATGTGCCGAACGATAATTGGCAATTTGTTGCTGCAAGTATGCAGCCTCATTCATTTTTTTCTGAGCCTCGACTACCCGGTCGGTGTCGCCTGACTCATATGCATCACGATACATGCGCTCTGCTGCTGCCATTTGCAGTTCCGCAGATTGCTTGTACTGATCAAGCAGGGTTTTCTCGCCATCGCTCAGATTCGACTTTAGCTTCTTGTTTTCCTCAACAAGCTTTTGAGCCAGAGCCACAGCTTCCTGCTGCTCACGATAAGCGCGTTCTTTTTCACGACGCTCATCGTGCCAAACCTTTTTCATCTGCTTTAAACGAGTCTTTACCTTATCGGAATACTCGTCCAGCTCGTCATTTTCCAGCTCGTCTACCAGCTCTTTCGGCATTGGTTGACGGCCACGATCCTGCTCAGGGGTGTCGTCTACAATTTCAATGTCATCATCCGCTGGCTTTTTGCCTTTAGATTCAATGACTTGTTCGGTTTCATTATCTTCGATTTCAATTTCGAAATCATCTTTTGCTAATGCTTCTGCCATTTTGTGCCTCCTTTAGGCTCTGGAAATACCGCGAGGATCTTCAACCACCGCTTCGACCGCATCATCGTTAATGATTCGGAAGTCACGACCGTGGATTTTTACCCTCGTACCGGCATGTGGGCGGACCAAAATAAAGTCGCCCTCTTTGCACCAAGCTCCGTTCGGGAACCGTGTTTTGTCGCCATACGCATCCGGACCTAGCTTGATTACAAACAACACGGTCGTCAGTAACTCTTCGTGCTGCTTAGTAATGTCCGCCTTGATAATTCCGCTTTCGTACGCGTTATCGATCTCTGGCAATGCACACAGGATGCGGTAACCAGAAGGATCGGGCAGTTGTTTTGCTTTTGCAGCTTCGCCTTCCGGCAAAACTGTAGCTTCCTCTGGGTTATCGGGGTTTGTGCCGATGAGGATTTCAGTCATCAAATTTC